CAGAGCTCATCCACCTGTGACTCCGTTGACATTATGCCGTATGTCGCAGCCTTGCCGACTGTCTCCACACGGCTGTCGAAGTCAGGAGCTCCGTACTCGCCGAAGCTGACATCGACTTCCCCTGCCACAGGATTCTTACCCTGGAGATTCGCGTAGGTCATCAGTATTGCATTGATGAGCTTCGGGAGCTGCTTTTCGAGTGCCGCTGTGATAGTGTTGCGCGTATCGCCTGTGATATCCTTTTTCTCGCGCTGTGCCTCTGCACTGGACATCTTACCGACATCTATGCCAAGCGTTGCAGGTGAGATGATACCCTGCAAGCACATCAGGAGTGCGTTGGTGTATGTAGTGACAAATGCGTCGTACTTGATATCAGGCTGTGAGACTTCTACCATCTCTGCCTGCCGCTCGTCCAACGAGCCGTTGAGCTTGACGACCTCTGCGCCGAAGCTGCTGACCTCCTGAAAAGCTCCCGTGTTCGAGTCCCTCGGTATCAGGCTCATAGGGATGTACTTTATGACGCGTCCTGCCCTGATTGCGTCTATCCACTGCGAGATGACCTCGTCGAGCGCGTCGAAGCACTGGCTCTTGCCACCGTCGAATATGCTCTTGCCGCGCCCGCGGTACTTTCTCGAAGCGTAGAACCGCAGCGGCACCGCCATAATGAAGTCGCCTTTGAACTCCACATCTGCCTGAATGCCTGCCAGCTCGGGGACGCTGCTTAGTGAGCGCTCGCTGCCATTGCTATCGAACAGCATAGTCTCTATGCGTCCCCTTGAGTATCTCTCGTGCAGCTCATACCACATTGACTTGACGTAGTAACGGGTCTTGAACGTGATAGCCTCGACAATGCCGCGCTTCTGCTCTATCTCGACCCTGTCACCGGGGACGAACTCAACTATCGGGTACTGGCTTAGCTTTGTATCGACCGAAATCTTAAAAGCCCCGTCGCCGCTGACAAGCGTGTCTGTGACTGCCTGCCCGACAAGCTCGCGGAAGTTGATACTCTCCTCAATCTCCTCCCACAGGTCGGGTGCCTTGATGTCGTCGAGGTCAGAGGTCACGATGTATGCGAGTGTGTCAGCGATGACGGCAGGAAGCCCGCTGTGTATCTTGCGTATCTTCCTGTCCGCGGGTGACGTCGCCCAAAACATACCTGTATTAAGCTCCGTCTGATGGAAGAACTGAAAGAGCTCATTTGCGTCGCCCTGATACCATAGCTGTGCCTGTATCACCTCGAGCTCGCGCGTATGCTCGCGCTGTATTGTTATCGCCTGCTCAATAGGCGGAGGGACTATCTCAAGCCAAGTCTGCATTTTTCGCTTAGCCCATGTCGCTATTCCCATTATGTTAGCCTCCTAACCTTTGCATCGTCTCCGCGATGCCTGTCGTAGCGTCGGGAGCGTCGTCGTGGGCATTCTTGCCCTCGCGCTGATATGTGTTCATCGCCTCGTAATACTCGGGGAAGCGGTTACGCCAGTTCACAGGAAAATAAACGTGCTGCATTATCCACGTCGCATACGAGAGTATTCGTGCTTTTTTATTGCCACTCTGGTGGAACCAGCTCCACACAGTCGTCCAGTTGAAGAGCTCCTCCTCGGAGATACGCTTGACGCTGCGGGCGAATCCCTTGCCGCCGTTGTTGGACTCTATGCGGGCGTTGTTGACAGCCAGCTCCTTGTGGCGCCGAGCTGTCTCTTCCTCCGTGACCTCCATCGGCTCACGGGAGAAGTATATGTCGAGGATGTACGCCTCGCGCAAATAGACACCCCAGATAATTGAGCACAGCCAGTCGCTGCCCTCGTCTGCGGTGTCGGTGTAGCTATATATACCCTCGAAGTGCGGCGGGAGCTCCGTATAAGTCTTAAAGCTCGTATAGAGCTTGCCCTTGATGTCAATAGGCTCCTGCTGGTAGTTCGCAGCTGCTATGTCCGCGCCCATAGCCTTGATGGTCGCCTGATAGCTCTCGAGGCTAAGGATATCAGGGCAGAGCATACTGTCAGTCGCCTTGTCGTATGCCTTCATGCATATATGGCGGTATGGTATGCCCTCAGCTTTGCAGAATTCGAGGTACTTACCCGCAAGGTCGTCCGTCGCCCAGCGAGTCATGATTATGATGACCTTCGCGCCTTCCTCGCGGCGGCTTAGCATTGTGTTCGTGAACCACTCCCAGTGCTTCTGCTTCACAGCCTCATTGTTGGCTTCCTCGGCGTTCTTGATGAGGTCGTCTATCATCATCAGCGTGCAGCCGAAGCCCGTCGCTGTACCTGTCGGAGATGTGGCGAGGTAGTTATTATAGCCGCCTTCGAGGCTCCACAGGTTCATTGCACCGTCGCCGAGCTTGATACGCACATTCGGAAAAACGTCCGAAAACACAGCCCTGTACTTATCAGCCTTGACCTCCGAGATAGTGTTGCGGACATTTTTCGAGAACATTGTTGACAGGGTCTCGTTATAAGAGCCTATCATGATCTTCCTGTTCGGGTCCTGCCCGAGATACCACTCTGCGAAGCAGCAGGCTGTCCTTGACTTGCCATGGCGCGGCGGAAGGTTGACTATCATCGCCTTGTCGTCCGAATCAAGGAAGCTCTGGAACTCATTGCAGAGCTCTACGAGGTATGCGCGTTCGGGCTTGTAGAAGTCGGGAGCCTTCAGGCGGCAGTAGTCGAAGAAAGAGCGCCGCGCGAGCTCTATTTTCGCGCCGAGCTGTATGAGCTGCTTATCCATCGTCGATGATCTTGCGCAGCTCCTCGGTCGTCAGCCCCTTGAACGGGTTGCTGACCTCGGCGGTCACACTGCCCTCTATCTTCGTCACATACTCGCCCGTCATTTTGTTGAGAGTGTCGATGGCGCGGATCCTATCCGCGTCTTGCAAGCCTCCTCGAGCAATGTCAGAAAGCATTGCCTGACGTTCCTTTGCTGTCAGTATTCGCTCGTCCTGTGCCTTCTCGTTGAGCTCACGGATATACTCCGCAACTCCAACATTCTCCAACAATTCGTAGGCTCTTGCATTTGCATAGTTAACACTGTAGCCCGCTCCTATAGCGCTCTGCACGGTATTACCGCTCTGAGCATATAGTTCTGCAAATTTCTTCCGCCTTGCATTCACGGTAGCACCGTCCTTTCATGAGCAACAGCAAAGCCGCTCCTGTTGGAACGGCTCGGCTGCGGTATTTATCAACGTGTGATGTTAGTGGTGCTTCGAGCGGGACTCGAACCCGCGTATATATACGCCTCATACGTATCACTCTTGCCGCTAAGTTATCGAAGCATAAGGAGCGCGGTCGGCAAGGGTGGAAACCGACCGCTACAAAGAATAAAGCAAGATAGTAGAACAAAAGAAAGGAGACAACAGAAAGCAGAAGGCGGAGGCAAGGGAGAAAGGTGTGAGCAATCTCCCGAAAGGTGCCTTCGTTTGTTCCGCCTGCTTTCATACTACTATTCTACCACATCAAAAAGGGCATTACAAGGCACGAGAGGGCACAGTTTTTCAATCGCCTGCTTTTGCTTTTTCTTTACCGTCCTCGCTGCATAGTGCATAGCTTCGGCGGTTTGCTCGATTGTCTCAAATAGGAGATATCTATGTATCAGCACCGTTTCGAGGTCGTCGTCCTTGAGGAGTGAAATGACGTTCTGCACTCTTTCGAGCTCTTGCACTGCTTGCATTCTCTGTGCCTCTGCCTTCTCTTCCAGCTCGGCAAGTTTCAGGAGAGCGTTTTCCGTGCCGTTTTTTGCCCCGTCACTCTTGCCCTTGTCATTACCGTCCGAACATACCGAGAGCCCCTGTGCGCGTTCTCTGTGCCTCTCTATGAGCGCATCAAGCGCCTTGATTTTTTTATCTGCATAAAAGGCACGGTTGAGCCAGTGCCGCATATCAAGCTCACTCATCGTCATCGTTCTTCTTCTCCTCGCCGCCACGCCCCGCGCAGTATGCGAAGCACATCGAGGCGAACGTTGCTACCGCTCCAAGAAAAGCTCCTCCGAAGAATATAGTCAGTTTTTCAACCATCAGTATTCACCTCGCAGTATCATATCAAGGGCTAAAAATACCATATCGCATCGAAAAATATACTTGCATTCCATGCACGGAACATAAGGCTTGCAAAAATTCCGTGAAATGATTCTGCACTCATGTTCAAGGTCACTCACTGTTTTCATCGTCAGCCTCCTCAACTTCCTTGATGGTTATGCTTATCTTTCTGCCGTCTATCAATCCAGCTTCGAGCGTGATTTCGCCTTGTGCAGCTTCGTACAGGTGGATAGCGCAACTCGCTAACATATTGCAAACAGCCTGCACCTGAGCATTCGTTTCCTTCACATCCATTTTTCAATCCTCCATTTCTTCTTTCCACTCTTTCAGTAATTTGATAAATATGATTGTAATCATAACAATGCCTAATATGGTTGCCAATACTTCAGGCAATAAGATAATAATCGCCGAAATAATTAGTATAGTTAACAATATTGAGTTCATCATCAGCCTCCTCGGGGTTCGTAATCCTCGCCGTCAGGAGCACCATACCAACCTGTGAGGAAGTCGATATTTGCTTTCCCGAATTTCATAACTCCGCCGCCTTTGCCGTGTGCATATCCTGTATGTTCGTGACGGTTCTGCATTTCAGCAAGCTGTCTGTCAGTCATGTTGCGGACAATGTCACCGTGCGTAGGTGTATAGTCTTCGGTTGTCCTGCCTTTGGCACAATAAAACGTCGGTGAGTGCTCATAAAAGCACATCGTGTGATTCTCTATGTATGCAAGAGGGCACTCGGGAGAATTATCAAGGATACAATCCTTACGGCGTATCACTTTCATTTCCTTGCTCCTCCCTTATCCTTTGGATCTGCCTGTCAAGCTTCCGCTGTATCTCAGCATCGACCTTCTCGGTTCCGAGGTACAGCCGCATCTGGCGAGCCATAATGAGCACGTCCGCGACCTCGCTTATCAGGTCGGACATTTTCTCGGCGTAGACCTCCGCGGAGCTGTCGGCAGCTCTCTCGACCTTGCAGACCGCCTTGATAGCCTCGGCGCACTCCTCGACGAATATTGCTCTCTGCTGTCCGAAGGTGTAGCTCGCAGTGATCCGCTCGAGCTTCTCGTTCGCGATCTGCTGCCCTCGCAGCTCTTTGAGCTCGATATCATACTCGGATATCTGGCGGCACTCGTACAGGTGCTTATCCTCGAGCTCGGATATCTCCTTTCTCAGTCTTTCGATGTATGCAACTATCTCGGGCTCGGTGAGCCATCTTCCGTCTATATACATTTTCTTTTCCTCCTTAGTTCTTTTCAGCGCCTTTTCAAACGCTTCCGATTCATTGCAGGCGAGGTCCCTCGCCCAACGTTCAGCTTCTGTCATCCTGTGCACCCCTTTTGTAATAAATCGACCGCTTTGTCGATAACGAATTGAAAATTCGAGATATCGCTGTTGATTATAGTCGTTTCGGTATCATCAATTGACATCGCAGAATTCCTTAACGTCAAAAGCATTGCAACTGTCTGTTTCAATTCGAGATTGCGAATCTGCTTTGCAGTTTCGGCAGATGCAATAATATCAGTCATTTCTTCCTGTTCCTCCTTCTCTCCTCTGCATCGGCTTCAAGCACATCAGAGACATACTCGCTCATTTTGCCGTCACCGCCGCAGACTGGACACACCTTCGGGTCGGAGCGCTCGAGCAGTCCGCACTTGCGGCAGCGATACCAGTTCCCGCCCTTGTCGCGGCTGAATAGATAGAATCCTGATTTATCGTTCATTTTGTTGCCTCCTCAAAAAACATTGATAAACTGCTCGTACTTGCTCGCGTCGAAGTCGTCCTTCTTCACGCCGTCCTGCGCAAGCCACTTGCGGATAGTTGCCTCATAGTCAGCGTAGGGCTTTCCTGTTGATTGGACGTGACTATCGACCCGTTGAATGTAGTCTCGGATATGTCCCTCTCCGTAGTCCTGATTTAGTTTATTGATTTCATCATCTGAAAGAAAAACATTCCCGTACCGTCCGCGGGGTGTTCTTTCTTTACCCCTTTCTTTAATATTTTCTTTCTTTTCTTTATAAGTAGGGTTCCCGATTTCGGGAATAGTAGGGTTCCTGTTTTCGGGAACTGTAGGGTTCCTGATTTCGGGAATAGTAGGGTTCCTGTTTTCGGGAACTGTAGGGTTCCTGATTTCGGGAATAGTAGGGTTCCTGTTTTCGGGAACTGTTCCTGTTTTTGGGAATGGCAAAACTGCACAAGATTCAACAACCCATTTTTCATAGTTTTTCACAATGGAAATTGTCTGTGGTTTTATGCCCCTGTTTGAATGGAGTTCGATGATGTTCTTTGCCGAAAGTCTGTTAAGGACTTCCGATACATGGTTTTTTCTTATTCCGACTGCGGCGGATATTTCAGACAGAGGCATTTCGGCGTAGCTCCTGTTGAAGCCATAGGTCCTGCGAATAATGTAGAGCAGTATCCGCATCTCATTCCCTGAGACATTTATCCGACAGAGAGCTTCGAGAAGCTCGTTCGCTATCTTCGTGTATCCGTTTTGGAGCTGTGGATCAGCCACATTATCACCTCGCATATATCTGTATCGGGGCGGAAGAACCGCCCCTCATACAGAAATACTATATCATTCGACAACGATAGCCTCGCCTTTTTCGATGAGGTCGGAAAGCTTATCCTTGAGATAATCGGCGACGTTCCTGCGAGCTTTTATCTTCCACGCACCGCCGTCGGCTTCATAGAGAGCTACACGTCCGCCCTCGGAGAGGCGGAGAAGGAACTCGCTCTCGGGCTGATCTACCTCGATGAATGTGCGGTAAGGTTTGAGCCTTACTATGGGCTTGACTGCCGCATTGCCCTTAGTTACGATACCAGTGCGGACGGTCACGTTCTGCGTGAAGCCGTCGTCGGAAGCAGTCATGCTGTTTTCCTCGACTATGGTGCCGAGGAGCTTGACAACCTCGAGAAGCTCGTCGGTTTCGACGAACTTTGAGCGCAGAGTTATCATCATAGTCTCGTAGTCGAGCTTGCGGTCGAACGGTATTTCTACAAGCTCCGCACGAACTATGTACGGGACTTCGCGGTCGTGATCAGCTTGGCTTATTGCTGAGCATACCGTTACTGTCTGCTCGTCGTTTACGTCGATAAGGAGCGGACGGTTGAAGTCACCATACTCCTCGCGAAGCGCAAATATAAGTCCGTCAAGTGTGTGGAATGTGAGTGTCGGAACCTTCGGTTCTTTGATGACTTTGAGTTCCTTATCGGTGTATGTGTACCCGTGTTCCTCATGATAATTCGGAGCACCGAGCTCCACGATTTTCTCAACAGCTAACTTGTCCATTATCTCATACCTCCTGCAATCTTAAGTATCTTGGGTTCTTCCTGTACTGTCCCGTCAAAAGCCTGCTGTCCCGGTACCTGCGGCACCATTTCGACCGCCTGTATCTCACCGGTCTGACCGTTTGCGCCGACAAAAAGCGTTGTCTGTATCGCATTGTTCGGGAGCAGCTTACTCTTTGCCGTCGCGGTGATAACAACGCTTGACCTGTCTGCACTCGGAGCGAAATCGACAACCAGATTGAGCTGTCGTTTCTTCGTTGAGGGAGTGTTCGGGTCGAGGATATTACCTACTATCTTCTCGACCTCCATGTTGACCTGTTCCATGATGGCACCCTGCGCCATCTCGAGAATGCTTGATGTTTCGACCATTGTTTTTTCCTCCTTGTTATTTATGTCAGAACGGCATATCATCTTCGCTGAGAAGTTCCTCGTACTCGCCGAGATCGCCGTATGACATTTCTGTGTTTTCGGGTGCAGGCTGCTGCGGAGCTGTCTGCTGCTTGGGCGGTTGGTAGGTGTTCTGACCTCCGCCGCCGTTCTCATTCTTTCCGCCGACAAACTCGACGTTGTCGACGAATACCTCTGTTGTGTAATGCGTCACATCAGAATGGTTTTTATCCTGATACTTGCCTGTTCTGAGGTTTCCTTCAAGAGCAATCATCTTGCCCTTGCTGAAATAGCGTGAAACAAACTCCGCCGTCTGTCTCCATGCCTGACAAGTGATGAAATCAGCGTCATACTCGCCTGTGTGCTCGTTCTTGAACTTCCTATTCGCCGCGACAGTGAACTTGCAGGAAGAAACGCCGTTCTGAGTCTGTCGGAGCTCAGGGTCAGCTGTCAAGCGTCCTATCAATATTACCTTGTTCATGTTTTCTCCTTTCTATGGCTTGAAAAATGTACATCTCGAATTCAAACCGCTCTGCGTCGGAAAGAATTATCGCGTTTTTCTTCCACTTGAACCGTTCGTATAGTGGTCTTATTTTCGGATGATTGATGTTGATTTTATAGCCGTACTTGTTCGGCTTTGCAAAGATACTGTCGTTTTCATCATTGAGCCTGCCGAGCTTTTCGGCGTCCTCCCACGAGATTTTCTTCCCCATATCACAGCTCCTCTATCCACACATATACTCCGGGCTCGTCGCCGTAGAACTTCGAGACCTCAAGCCGAGCTATCTGTGCGTCGTCGTAGTATGCAATACCGTTGAGGGCGTCGCAGATTATCTTCGCAAGATTGTCACAGTCGGGCTTCTTCGTCGGGGGTATCTCGTGATTACGCATAGCTTCGGCTTTTTTCTTGCTCGTGGACTTTGGAATTGTGAAGTGTGCAGCTATCGATACGTACAGGGGCACGTCTTTCGGGAACAGCACCGCATTCGGGCACTGCTCCTGAAAGGAAAGCTTTACGAGTGTCTCATAATTCGCTGTTTTCTCGGGCGTTATCGCCCGAACGAATCCGCCGCGGGTCGTGAACTTCGGGCGTCCCTTTGCAACAGGTTCGCCCCGAACGAAGAAACGATAACCGTAGCCGCTCATTACTCACCTCCGAGGAGCTCTGCGAACTCCTCCGCGGGAGCTTCCTGCGGTTCTGATTCGGCAGGGGCTTCGATGACTTCGCCCTGCACCTCCGCGGGGGCTTCGGGTTCAGCGACGGGGGCGTCTATATAGTCGACCTTGCCGTTATCATAAATTACAGCACTGTCATTCTCGACCGCCTTTTGGAGCTCGATACTCATAATTCCCCACTTGCTGATTATCTGACGGAGCATTGTCTTGCAAGCCATTGCATCAAAGTCTTTGCTCCAAAATGTCCATGCAGTGCCGTTCCTCTTGTCGCTCGCGTATGCTTTGCTGTATTTCTCGGCGTGACTTTCCATCTTCTCGCGGCTCCAATACATTGCCTTTTTAAAGCCGTTTGTGTACTCGAACATTGCATAGTAGCCGATTGTTGGGGCATTCTCACGCTCAAGCTCATCGTCGATAAGCTGCACCTCGATTTCTTCCTCGAGCGGGTCAAAAGATATTAACTCGCCCCGCTTTATCGGCAGGACGTTGAGCTTCTTGTACTGTCCCGAGCGTATCGCAAGCTGTATGTAGCCTTTATATCCGAGCTGAAACTGAGCAACTCTGCGCTTGTTCTTCCTGTCATCATAGGGAACAAGATAATACTGACCGAGCTGAGGAGAGGGTGAAAGGTTGAGACCCTCGCCGAGGAGTCCCGCCGAAACGATTGTCTGAGCATCGCAAGTGGACAACTCAGGGTTATTCGTCACAGCCGATGTAATTGCTGTGACAAATTGTGCCGCTTTCTGAGGGTTTCTCAGCGTACCGTTTATCAGATTCTTGTATTTTTGCGAATTAATGACCACTGTGAATTTTGGCTGTGCGCCCTGTTTTACGAGTGAATTATTGACTGCCATTTAAATATCCTCCTTGTTATTTTATCGTTGTGAATTTTATGCCCTGTTCGCGCATGAACGCGCCGAGGGCTTTTATCTGTGCTCTTGTTCCGACAACTTCAAATCTGCCCTTTATCAGCGGCTCAGATTCGCGCTGAGTGACTTCCTGCTCGTCGGGCGGTATAATTTCACTGTTCGGTGCAGGCGAGCTTGTAGGGGCATTCTCGACGCTCTCTGGCGGTGCCGTCTTCTGCTTCTGTTCCTGCTCGTACTTCCTCGACAATACCGCTGCGTAAGCGAGGGCGGTGTCCTTCTCGAGAGTATCCGCATATTTTTTCTGCACGGCGACCAAGTACGGCGCGTCCTTGTACAGCTCCGTTATCTCGTCGTAGTCGTCGGCGGCTTTTTTGATAGCAAATGCGAGCTCCGCTTTCAGCGTGTCAATACCGACGGTCTTGTTTGCGTACTTGGGATTCAGTATCCTGTCAAGCTCCAAAAACGGCACATCGTTGACCGAGTCAAAATATGCTTTCAGCTCGTCGTATTTTGCCTTTTTCTCACTCTCACGGAAGCCCTTGACCTGAGTATCTATCGCTGTTATAGGAGCTATGACAAGTGCGGCGAGCTCCTTGTACTGGTCCTCAAGCGGCTTAAATCGCTCTGCATACTGCTTCTTCGCGTCTTTGCGCTGCGTGTCGATAAAGTCGCGGAGCTTCCTCAGCTCTGCAAGCTCCTTTTCAGCTGGCTTGACCTCACTGCTTGTGATGACAAGGTCTCTGTACTTGGTCGTAGCCTCGGTCAGATAAGCCTTGATTTCCTCAAAATTTTCAATTTTCTGAGGAAGTTCCGCGGGAGCTGTCCGCGTTATAAGTTCCATTGACATTGATTTTCTCCTTTCATATCATCGGCAAGATTACCGCGGGTCGTGTGTTGTTCTTGACGTTCGCCCAAAACTTGGATTCCGCTTGTATCAGGTACTCGATATCGCCTTCCACATCTGCACGCTCTATCCTGTAGTGCCGTATAGTCACGCGCACTTCGCCGTCCACATAATAGCGGATATATGCTTTCAAAATCGCAAAGTCCCAGCCTGTAGCAGCGAGCTGATGTAGTATTTGTGCATAGTAGCTGTCGGGTATCTTGTTTTCCCATTCGTCCCATTGCAGGCGGTTCTGTATGGTCGTAGTCTTGATCTCCAGTATTCCGCGCCGTCCGTTTTCGTCGGTGAGCTCGCCGTCGAGGGTCGCAAAAATGAATGGATAGCGGTCGTTGACGTACATATAGAATTCGTGGTAGTCAACGGTATACTGCGGATAGTCCTGCCTGAAAAGCTCCCGCAGATGCGGCTCTGCGAACTTTCCGAAAACAACAGCAGGCTTGTCTGAGATGTCCTCCGAAGCTTTCCTACCGGTCTTTTCCTCCCACAGCTCAACGTTGCTCTTGTACTTGTTCACGCCGAGGATACAGCCTGCCTCGCTGCCGCCTATGCCCGTTTTCTGCCGCAATGTGAGCCATTCCTCGCGGGTAGTTGGTTTCAGTATCATAAAGCCCCCGCTATTCTTTCTGAGACGCAGTCTTCACAGCAGCACGTATCATCTGCAAGCCTGTAAGCGGACGGCACGGGAAACTGTGACATATCTCGCACATTTATATTACCTCCTTCAATTCTTTCATTGTTCTTATCTTAGCACCGCACATCTCAGGCAGATTCGCACGAACGAGAGCCTCGGCGAACGGAGGCGGAACAGCGTTCCCACAACGTGCGACCTGCTTAGTCCTCGGATATGTGTTGCCCTTGTAGTCGTGGTCGATGATATAGTCAGGAGGGAAGCCCTGAGCGTTGTAGAGCTCCCTCGGCTCGAGCATACGGAGCCCAATGTCGTTTATGTAGTATGCCTCTCCGCCGATATCCAGTATCAGCACCTCGTCGTCCGCGATAGTATATCCGCAGTATGTGTTGAGCATTGACCGTATCTCAGCCCAGTGACCGAGGTCAGTTTCAGGCGGATACTTGCATAGCCGTGTGCGTATCTCTGCGAAATGACCGGCGCTTGTGCAGACCGTAGGCAGAGGCTCATTCATAGGCTTGCAGTCTTCGCCGTTTCGGAGCACGCAGAGGTGAGACTCCACGAGTCCGCAGCGGTCGTGCGTCGTGACCGTTCCGAGCGGCTCTCCACAGGCAGAGCTATTGTCGCCGCTGTAATACTTGACGATGTGTGCAGCAGTAAGACCGTACCGGTTAGATGTGTCCACTGTCAATATCGGCTCTGTCAGAGCCTGTCCGCGTACCTCGTGGCTTGCGGTCTCGCTGTGATACTGTATCAGGCTCGGTGTGAGCAGTGCGTTATGGTCCTTTGCGGTGACGGTGCTTATCGGTTCAGTGACCGCGCTCCCGACGATACCACCGAAGTATTTCTGCACCGACGGAGCGATGACCGCCTGCTTGACCGTCGAGACTATCGTGCTCAGCGGCTCGTGTATGCTGTTGACTCTCGGTGCTTGTCCGTCTCTCTCACCGTATCCAGTGGGTATGATAAACGGATTCCGCGCCTTCAGCGTGAACTTGTCAAGTCCTCGTGCTATGCGCCGCATCGTGTTCTCTGCAAGTGGCTTGTCTCGCTCGAATATCGACTTGCACGGGATAGTCCAGTCGATGCACTCCGCCGCTGTCCTGTATGGGAGCAGTCCCTCGCCGTGTGTAGGTTCGGGGAATTTGATAGGCTTACCGTCGCACCGAGCGACAAGGAAAAAGCGTTTCCGGATAGTCGGTGCTCCGTAGTCGCAGGCTCTCAGTTCCTTCCATTGCACTTCATAGCCGTGCATTTTCAGCGCGTTGACAAAGCTGCGGAACGTCGTTCCTATCCTGTTCTTATCGGGATAGCCGCCCTTCAAGGGTCCCCACGTCACAAACTCGGGAACGTTCTCGAGGATAATCACCCGCGGTCTGACCGTTGCCGCCCACCGCACAGCTATCCACGCAAGCCCGCGGACGTTCTTATCGACGGGCTTGCCGCCCTTTGCTCGGCTGAAATGCTTGCAGTCAGGCGACAGCCACATCAGCGCTACAGGGTGTCCCTCGCATATCTTGGGCGGGTCAACCTCCCACACGCTCTCGCAGTAGTGCGTAGTCCGCGGGTGATTGGTCTTGTGCATAAGTATGGCGTCGGGGTCGTGATTGATCGCGATATCGACAGGTCTGCCCGTCGCAAGCTCAATGCCCGTGGAAGCTCCGCCGCCGCCTGCGAAATTATCGACGATAAGCTCGTCAAAAAAGTTGTATTGCCTTTCTGTTGACATTTTTCTTCTCCTGTGGTACAATGTACCCGTAAACATTATTATATTTTTTCTTTTGCCCTTGCTTATGCGAGGGCTTTTTTATATCATGCTGAGCTGTCCGTCGGGCGATATCATCACCTCCGCGTCGTACTCGTTCTCGAGCCCTGTTCCTGTGAGGTCTATGAGGTTGCCCATATCGTCATAAGCGCAGGGGCGGTCTCGCAGAAGCCTGTCAGTGCTCCCGAATCGCTCTATCATGCGGGCTTTCGTGCCGTCGTCGGTGAAGCTGTCAAGGATATACTTGTTTTTCTTGATACGGAACAGCTTGTAGAGCTCGTCGGCGTAGCCGAAGTGCTTCATGCAGCTCTCCCACGCTTTGGGGTGAGTCTGCCGCAGAATAGACAGGTGATTGTCCTTGAACTGGATATCGGTGCCGCACATTATGCAGCCATTTCGCTTGATGCACTGCGTTGTTCCGTCCTCGGCGGTGTAGGTCATATCGTAGAGTGGCGAATACTCGCAGTTATGAAGGTGGATATATTCCCACACATCATCGTCCGTCCATAGTGCTATCGGGTTGACGTGGAAGAATCCGTTTTTATCGCTGTTGATGTGCGGTCTGTGGCTCTCGAAGATATGCCCTCGGGTTGATATGCTGGTAAGACGTGAGCGACTCTCCGCCGCCATAAGTCCCTTAACGATAACATCGACATCGAGTTCTGCCTGTTTACGTTCCGACGGCTCTTTTTTGAGGAGCTTGCAGCAGTGCTGAGAGAACTTGCACTCCCTGAGAATGTCGTAGTATTCTTTCAGTTCTTCCTTGCCTGTGACTGATGCCGAATACTTTAGGAAGCACTCAATATTGATACGGTGCGCATCGAGCTTGCTTGTAGCCTTGCCGAGTAGAGGGGCTCCGTACTGTTCTACGCAGTAAGCAAATGTCTTTTTCTGCCCCTTGAAAAAGCAGTTGTGATGATTCAGGTCATATCCGAGTTTCAGCGCCGCATCTATGAGAGCCTTCTGCCCTTTGAGCTTGCCGTCAGGTTTCAGTATTTCACTGAGCGCGTTTATCTCTTCCAGTTCGGCGACTATCTGCCGTGCGAAGTCGTACCGAAGCTCGTCTTCCTCAAGGCGTGAGAGCTCAGTCTCGTGGAATCGTTCGCCGAAGTGTTCGTT